ATTGAATCAGGTCCAGCAATAAATCCAAACGCACCTCCAGCTGATCCAAATGCACCATCTCTTAACCCAGATGCACCAGGGTATGTAGCAGAAACACCTGTAGTAGAACAACCTAAATACACACCAATAGTAGAACAACCTAAATACACACCAAATTTTTTATCTTACGATGAATTAAAAGATAAAGATAGAAGCGACATAATCGATTATTACCGTATGCTAGCAGGTTTTAAATCTGGTGGTCAAGTTAAGGGCGTAGGCTCTTTATTTAGAAAAAAATAATATGGCTGACAAACCTAAATTTCCTTTATCCCGTAGAAGTTTTTTACAAGGACTTGGTGCATTAGTTGTAGCACCTTTTGCAGGTAGCGCTGTAAAAACTGCGACTAAAGTAGCACCAAAAGTTGTTCCTGAAATGTCAGCACCAGGTATGCCTAACTGGTTTCCATTATTAGTAAACAGAATTAAGACTGAAGGTAAACAAACTATGTTTGCTGGTAGTAAGAAACAACCAACTGACTCGTGGAAATATAGCGACAAACAAGGCAATGAATATATTTTAAGAGAAGACGCTATAAGCGGTGAGATAGAAGTTGTTACTCGTGGTGATGACTTTCAACAAGTTAGTTTTGAATATTTTCCAGACAAAATACATAGACAACCAGGTGGTAAATCTTTTAAAGAAGATGGAGAGTTTCATGTTGGTGAGTTTCAAAAAGGTGAACTTGAAGATTATGAAAACTACAGTTTAGGTGGTATTGATGAACTAAAACTACCAATTAACACAATAGAAGAATTTGCAACTAAAGGCAGAAAAACTCCAACACAAGAACTAGAAGAATTAGCTGATACATTTAAGAAGCAAACCACAAAAGAAGAATTTGCAACAGGTGGCAGAGTAGGCTATAAATATGGTGGCGGGGTTGGAACCTTATTTAAGGAGAAAAGAATATAATGGCTGAAATTGATAAAGTATCGCCTACGCGATCAAAGCTACAATTACCAGATATAGAAGAACTAGCACAAGACGTTGATATACTCGAAGAACCAATTAACAAAGGTCCTGTCGAAATTAACCCAACAGAAGACGGTGGTGTCGAAATTGATTTTGATCCAGCAGCAGTAATCGCACAAAGCGGTAATGATCCTCGTGCTAATTTAGCGGAACTATTGGAAGAAGATATTTTATCTAGTCTTGGCTCAACATTACAGAACGAGTATCAAGACAATAAATCGTCTAGAGAAGATTGGGAACAAGCTTATACAAAAGGTTTAGACTTACTAGGTTTCAAATACGAAAACAGAACAGAACCCTTTGCCGGTGCCAGCGGTGCAACACACCCTGTACTTGCAGAAGCGGTTACACAATTCCAAGCACTAGCATACAAAGAACTTTTACCTGCAGGTGGACCTGTACGTACTAAAGTTGTTGGTAAGATAGATGATGTAAAACAAGCGCAAGCTGATCGCGTTAAAGAATTCATGAACTATCAAATTATGTGCGAGATGGAAGAGTACGAGCCAGAGTTTGATCAGATGTTATTTAATCTACCACTTGCTGGTTCTACATTTAAAAAAGTTTATTACGATGAAACAATCGGACGTTGTGTTTCTAAATTTGTACCGGCAGAAGATTTAGTTGTGCCTTACAATTCAACTTCACTAGAAGATACAGATTCTATTATTCACGTTTTAAAAATGTCAGAAAACGATTTGATAAAAAATCAAGTTAATGGTTTTTATAGAGACATTGATTTAGGAACACCTGCAAACCTAGAAGATAAAATACAAGAAAAGAAAAATGATTTAGAAGGTGTGTCAACATCGGTCACCGATGAAATATACACTCTGCTTGAATGTCATGTTAATTTAGACCTAGAAGGGTTTGAAGATATTAATGTTGAGACAGGCGAGCCAACAGGAATAAAACTTCCATACATTGTAACACTAGAAGAAAGTTCTATGGATGTATTATCTATTCGTAGAAACTACAATCCACAAGACCCATTAAGAAAAAGACAAAACTATTTTGTACACTTTAAATTTTTACCAGGACTTGGCTTTTATGGTTTTGGTTTAATCCACATGATTGGTGGATTATCTAGAACTGCAACTGCAGCGTTAAGACAATTACTTGATGCAGGAACATTATCAAACTTACCTGCTGGATTTAAGATGCGTGGTATTCGTGTACGTGACGAAGCGCAACCTTTACAGCCAGGAGAATTTAGAGATGTTGATGCACCGGGTGGTAACTTAAATGATGCATTTAAAATATTACCATTCAAAGAACCATCGCAAACATTACTTGCATTGATGGGTCAAGTTGTACAAGCCGGGCAGCGTTTTGCGAGCATCGCGGACATGCAGGTCGGTGATGGCAATCAAAGTGCAGCAGTAGGCACGACTGTCGCTCTACTTGAACGTGGCTCGCGGGTTATGTCAGCAATACACAAACGTTTATACGCAAGTATGAAACGTGAGTTTATGTTACTGGCTAATTGTTTTGCAACATACTTACCACCAATATATCCATATGATGTTGTCGGTGGTGAAAGACAAATTAAACAAACAGACTTTGATCAACGCGTAGATATTATACCTATTGCTGATCCAAATATATTTTCACAAACACAACGTATTAGTGTTGCACAAACACAATTACAAATGGCGATGTCTAATCCACAAATGCACAACCTCTATACAGCATATCATGACATGTATGAGGCATTAGGAGTCAAAGATATCGATACATTATTACCGCCACCACAACAACCACAAGCAGTTGATCCGGGACAAGAGCATATAGCCGCGTTATCAAGCAAACCATTCCAAGCTTTTCCGGGACAAGACCATACAGCACACATGAAAGCACACCTAAACTTCATGGGAACGATGATGGTACGTACAAACCCACAAATTTTGGCTGCTGTACAGAAAAATATCATGGAACACATCAGTTTAATGGCTCAAGAACAGGTTCAGCTAGAATTTAAGGACGAAATTGCACAATTACAGCAACTTTCACAACAAATGGCGCCTATTTTACAGCAACAACAGCTAAATCCGGCCGCAATGCAGCAAAATCCGCAAGTTATGCAGATGCAACAGCAACAACAGATGTTAAATGAGCAAATGGAGTCTAGAAAAGCCGTTTTAGTGGCAGAAACCATGGCAGAGTACCTAACAGAAGAGAAAAAAGTGCTAAATACCCTTGGAAATGACCCATTATTGCAGTTAAAAGCCGATGAATTACAGCTCAAAGCACGTGAAGAAGCACGTAAAAAAGAAGAAGCTGAAGATAAATTAGCTATGGAAAACCTCAAATTAATGCAAGCAAGAGAGCTTACAGAAGATAAATTGCAACAAGATGACGAACATGCTAAGCTTAGAGCGTCTGTTTCTTTAGCCAAAGATGGCATAAAAGAGATGAAAGCAACAGTTAAAGGGGTCAATTAATGTCAATTGAAAAATCAATTAGATATGATGAAGCTAGAAAGAAACTAGAAAAAGTTGCACCAAAAGGACATCAACTTGCTTACATAACACCAGGAGAAGCTCAAATGCTAAAGGATGCTGGAGGTAGTGGAGAAATGACTAAAGCAGGTATTAGGGCTTATGTTGGTGCAGGATATGGCGGAGGTCTAGGTTCTGGATACGGAGGCAGTAGCAGAAGCAGAGACGGAGGCAATCCAGGAGGCAATCCAGGTCAAGGTCCAAGTAATAATAGTCCAAGTGGTAATCAAACTGGTCCTTCAAGAGAAGGTCCTGGAACAACGAATAACACTAATAACCCTAATAAAAACTCAGGAAATATAAGTAAAGGTAACGTAAGTTTTAGCGGTGGCATAGTTGGTGTAGGTCCAAACTATGGTGGTAAGTCTAAGAATCCACCTAAGTCTTGGAATGTTCCAGGCACAAGCCAACTTTCAGAAGACGCCATGGCAAACCCACAAAACTATAGTTCAGCTGTTCAAGGTCTAGTAAGCGCACAAAAATCAAAACAAGCAGCAGCCGCAGCAGCAGACGCAGAAAGAACTAGACAAATTAATGAAATTACGGAGAAATATGGTCTTGTAACACAGGATCCAAGTCTTGTAAGCTTCAACCCTGATCTTGGACTAGCAATGAAAGACTTATCAAACATGTCTCTTGCAGAACGAATGGCATATTCACAATCGATGACAGACGCTTTCAATGAGGCAAATCAATCAAAAGCGGAAAAAGAAAAGAACGATGCTTCTGCTGTAGAGAAGTCTCAAGAAGGCGAAACAGCAGCACAAAGACTTAGTGGCATATTAGCTGCTGTAAAAGACAACGTTACCTTTGATAATATGTACTCATCACTTGGAAAATTTGCTCAAGCAACAAATCCAACAGCAAATGCTATTACTCTTGGATTAAATCTTGCAAACTTCAATCCGCAGTTTGAGGGGGACGTTACGACAGCTTCTTCTAGATTTGGACCTTTAGGAACAGCTCTTTTTGGTTCTTATAATCTTAACAGCCCTGCTTATGGATTTACAGAAGCCCAAAAACAAAGTTTTGCTAATGCTCTTTATAGCCCTGATTTCGATAATCCAGATGTATTTGGAACTCCGGGCTACACAGTTGATGCAGATGCAGCAAAAGCATACGCAGACAGTATAGCACCAGGTGTATTTGACTCTTTATCTCTTGAAAACACAGCGCGAGAAGTAGCAGCATCGGTAGGTGGAAACAAAGGCGGTGGCACAGACCCTATTGTAACTAACACTGGTACAGGTAGTGGTGGTGATGATGGTGGTGATGATGGTGGTGATGATGGTGGTGATGATGATACAGGTAGTGGAAAAACATATACTGAAGCAGAAGAACGCACCATGCGTTATTTAGCTGAAATGGGATACGACAGAGGTTACGCAGAAGACTACATTGATCAAGGCGGAACACTATTTAATTTTGATATATATGATGACACTGACTTTGTTAGTGACTACATAAATACATGAACAAAAAACAAAACAATAAAATAAGTAAGGTAATGCGTGAGTTTAAGGGTGGTAAACTTAAATCTGGTCAATCTAACAAAAAAGTGGTAAACAGAAAGCAAGCCGTAGCTATCGCATTAAACGAAGCCGGTGTAAAACGAAAAACAAGGAGGTCATCATGATCGACGGAATAAAAACAAAAGTTATGGACAAGTGGAATGCTATGTCTCCAAAACTTAAAATAGTAGTAGCTGTAGTGGTTGCAATCATTATCATATCAATCATAAAATAATTAATGGGTCCATTACTCTCACTTCTACCTACAGTTTTAAAAACTGGCGCTCAGATATTCGCGAATAAACAAAAGGCGAAGATATTAATGTCGGACGCAGAATTATTGCACGCGAGCAAAATGGCGAACGGAGAAGTGGAGTACCAACAGGCGGTAAGACAATCAAACGACAAAGGATGGAAAGACGAATTTGTCCTTATCCTCGTAAGCGCCCCTGTGATTTTATTGATATGGAGTGTCTTTAGTGACGACCCATTAATCCAAGAAAAATTGCACGCTTTCTTCGAACAGTTTAACAATCTGCCTTTTTGGTACCAGACGCTGTTTGTAGGCGTCGTCGCTAGTATATACGGACTCAAGGGAGCAGACATATTCAAAAAGAAATAACATTTGATGAATACTGGGAACAGGAAAATCATTTATTAGAACTGTCATACCAAGAATCGGTAAGACAAAAAGAAGAACGGGGGAAGAATATGGGGGAAGATAAAACGTGTGATTGTCACACGGAAGAAAAAGTACGTTCGGGGGAATGCTGTAAACAAAAAGCCAATCCTCTTGATGAGTTTTGGCATAAACTAGGAGATAAATATAAAAAATATGTCAGAAGCTATAGACCCAATAAACGTAATATATAAACTACAAAAATACTTAAAAGAAGAAGTCGATAACAACATAGCAATACTTGTAAGTGGTGTTGACAGTATGGACAAGTACAAGTATATTACAGCTAAGATTCACACAAGTGATCAAATATTACAGGAACTCTCTAACCTGCTAAACCCTAAGGAGCCAAAAAACGATGACAAAGTCACACGCATTAGAAGATAAATATAAAGAAGAAGCTAAAGAAGCCAAAGAAGAAACTCAAGAAACAAATTTAGAGAAGTTACCGAGCCCAACTGGGTGGCGTATACTTGTTATGCCTTTTGCAGTTAAAGAAAAAACTGAAGGCGGAATTATTATTGCACAAGAAACATTGGACAGAGCACGTGTAGCAACGCAAGTTGGATATGTATTAAAGATGGGTGATCTTTGTTATGGAGACAAAGAACGTTATCCTACAGGGCCGTGGTGCAAGGAAAAAGATTGGGTGATCTTTGCAAGGTATGCAGGATCGCGCATGGAGATTGATGGTGGTGAGATAAGAATGTTAAACGATGATGAAGTCTTAGGGACAATAGATGATCCTGAAGATGTAATTCACGCAATGTAATCATAGGAGGATTAACTATGCAAGACGAAGACAAAATAGAAATAAGAGGAGAAGCTGATGAGCAAGAAACAGTTATTGATCTTGATGCACCAGCAGTAGAACCTGTTAAGGAAGAAATAGAGGTAGAAGAAGTTCAAGAAACTGCACCTACTGAAAAAACAGAAACAAAAAAGGAAGAGCTTGAAGAATATAGTGAAGGTGTTCAAAAAAGAATATCTAAACTTACTAGACGTATGCGAGAAGCAGAACGTCAAAAAGAAGAAGCTATTACTTTTGCAAGAGTACAAAAAGAAGAGTCAGACAAACTAAGAAACAGATTTAAAAACCTGGATCAAAATTACACACAAGAGTTTGAGAAAAGAGTTACTAGTAATACAGAGGCTGCTAAGATAAGACTAGCGGCTGCTATAAACTCTGGTGATGTTGAAGCACAGGTTGAAGCTCAAGCTGAAATTGCAAGACTAGCAATGGATGAGTCTAGACTTAACAATATAAAAAGAACCCAAGAAATTAGAACTTCTGCACCTGTTGAACCAACAACTCAACAAGCACAGCCTAATACACCAGCAAGACCCGATCCTAAAGCAGATGCTTGGGCCTCGAAAAATGCTTGGTTTGGTAGTGATAATGCAATGACTTACACTGCATTTGATATACATAAGAAGCTTGTAGAAGACGAAGGATTTGATGCAAATTCAGACGATTATTACGCTGAAGTTGATCGAAGAATAAGACTTGAATTTCCACACAAATTTGGTACAGTGGATTCAAATACATCTGAAGTAGTTCAGAATGTAGCTTCTGCTAAACGTCCGGCAGCAAAAGGACGCAGAAAAACCGTGAGACTCACACCATCACAGGTAGCAATTTCTAAAAGATTAGGTGTGCCACTAGAAGAATATGCGAAACAATTAGCCGCGAAGGAGGTATAAGCATATGAGTAAAAAAACAAATAAAACTTCTCGCGTGAGCGAAACAAGGGCAAAACAAGAAAAGCCTAAAGTTTGGACTCCACCATCATCTCTAGATTCACCGCCTGCGCCAGACGGATATCGACATAGATGGATAAGAGCTGAAAGTATGGGTTTCGATGATACTCAAAACGTTTCAGGTAAAATGCGTTCCGGATGGGAATTTGTAAGAGCAGATGAATATCCGAATGACAATTATCCAAGTGTTAATGACGGAAAATACGCAGGAATAATCGGAGTTGGCGGCCTATTGCTGGCTAGGATACCAGAAGAGCTCGCAAAGTCTCGTGAAGAGTACTTTAAGCAACAGACGAAAGATCGATCTGATGCAGTTGACAACGATCTCATGAAGGAACAGCATCCAAGTATGCCGATTAATAATGATCGACAAACTCGTGTAACTTTTGGTGGTTCGAAAAACTAAAATCTTTTAGATATTTCTACCCATCATTTTTTTATAAACTTAAACAAGGAGACATTCTATGGCAAATAGAAACACTGTAGGATTTGGTTTGAAACCTTATAATAAAACTGGTTCAAATTCAAATTCAACTGGTACAGGAAACTTTACGATGTACGAAATTGCTAATGGAAA